AAAATAAAATGGAAGCCTAAAATAAAAGATATTGATGAAATTACTAGGTCTGCTTGGGAATGGATTAGGAAGATAAAACATCTTCCTTGACAAATTCAAAAATTAGTGTATAATATAACAATGACAAACATAAACAATCTATCATATAAAGATTATATTACAGTCGGATTAGAAGGACTGTCTAAAAATTTCACTGTAAAAACATATAAACTTGCCGGTCAAGAAGAGTGGCAGGGATTTGAAAGAGGCAGAGATGTTAGAGTTCAAATACAATGGAAAGGCGACTGCATTTGGGAATGGATACTTGAAAAGGCCTTTTGGATACAAAGAAACACCAATAAAGAAGATAGAGTTTGGATGCGTAAATACGCAGATATAAAACTTGATGCGTGTAAAAATGCCATAGTAAAAAAGAAACCCACTACTAAAAAGAAGACGGCAAAAAATATCAAAGTAGGACAAACTCAAGATAGTTTTGAGAAAATGAAACGAAGCAAACAATGATTTTAATAGACAATAGCCAAATTTTAATAGCAAATGTATTTCAAGCAATTAAATATTCTGATATATCTGATGAGAATTTGATAAGACATATGGTATTAAACTCTTATAGGATTTATCTGAATAAATTTAAAAACAAATACGGAGAAGTAGTAATATGCCACGACTCTGCCGATTGTTGGAGAAAAAAAGAATTTCCCCATTATAAAATAAATAGAAAAAGAAACAAAGATAAATCACAGCACGATTGGAAAGCCATTTTTAATTGTATGTCAAAAATGAAAAAAGAGGTAGAATTGACTTTTCCTTGGAAAAATATATCAGTTCCAAATGCAGAAGCAGATGATATCATTGCAATATTAACAAAACATCATCACGCCACAGAGCCGATTGTAATTGTTTCAAATGATAAAGATTTTCAACAACTACAGCGTTATAAAAATGTTAAACAATATAGTCCACTCAAGAAATCTTTTATTAAGTGTGATGACCCAGAGTATTATTTAATGGAACATATAATAAAAGGCGATGCATCCGATTGCATTCCAAATATTTTGAGTGATGATGATGTTTTCTTAGATGAAAACAAAAGACAAAAACCATGCGGAACAAAAAAGGCTTCTAAAATTATAGAAGATTTAAACGAATGGAACAATACAGAAAATTGGAAGAGAAATCAAACATTGATAGATTTAAATAAAATTCCAGAAGATATAGAACACAACATTGTAGAAGCCTATAATTCTTGTGTTCCTTCTGACAAAAATATATACGATTATTTTATAAAAAATAAACTAGGAAAATTACTTGAAAATATACAAGAATTCTATTGAATAATTTTTAAAAAGGAGTATAATTAAATAATGTCAAAGAAAAGAAATCATTATGATAATGATGAAGATAGAAAAACCTCAGAAAAATCTATGCGTAAGCAAAGAAAAAAGAGTAAAAGCAGTAAAAGAAGTAAAGAAAAAGATTACCTCAAAGATGTGTTGAGTGGAAATATTGACCCAGATGCATATCAAGATTACATAGAACACCGCCAGTGAATTAAATTTATAATGGAGAATATATTATGACCACCACAACAACAAGCGGATTGAAAATTTCTAATGAAACATTAGAAATACTTAAAAACTTTTCATCCATCAATTCTAACATTTTAGTAAAACCAGGAAATGTAATTTCTACAATTTCTCCTGTAAAGAATATTATGGCAGAAGCAAAGGTTTCGGAAAATTTTGATTGTGAATTTGGAGTATGGGATTTAAATAAATTCTTAGGTACAATTTCATTATTTAAAGACCCAGAGTTTTGTTTTGAGGAAAAATTTGTAAGCATTACATCTAATACAAACAAATCAACCGTAAAATATTATTATTCAGAACCATCACTTTTAACTACGATAAACAAAAAGATTGTGATGCCCGAAATAGCAGTACATTGTACATTGACAGAGGAACAACTGACAGAAATTAAAAAAGCATCATCTATATTACAGGTGAATGATATTGCCATTCGTTCTAGTGGTTCTACCGTTGAGTTGGTTACTATGGATAAAAATGACAAGTCTACGAATAATTTTTCAATAGACATTGGCAACAATACTGATGGTTCAGACTTCGTGTTTTATTTTAAATCTGAAAATTTAAAAATGTTACAGGGAAGTTATGATGTGAGAATAACAGAAAAGGTAGTTAGTGAATTCCAACACCAATCGAAAGACCTAACATATTGGGTAGCACTAGAAAGTGATTCTAAATATTCATCATGAAAACAGCACTAATCACAGGTATAAGTGGTCAAGACGGTTCTTATCTTGCAGAGTTCTTATTAGAAAAGGGATATGAAGTACACGGAATTGTTAGAAGACATTCTGTGGCAGAAAATCAAACCGCACGACTAAAAGATTGTTTCGACAACTTACATTTACATTATGGAGATGTTACAGATTTGTCTTCGTTGATTCAAACAATTAAAGAATGTGAACCAATAGAAGTATATAACATTGCCGCGCAATCTCATGTCCGAATAAGTTTTGACATTCCAGTATATACTGCGTGTGCAACAGGTATGGGTTTTCTTAATGTTTTAGAAGCAGTTAGAATAGTAAACCCACAGATAAAAATATATCAAGCATCATCTTCGGAAATGTTTGGCAATTGTATTGATGATGATGGATTTCAAAGAGAAACAACTCCTATGAATCCAGTAAGTCCCTATGCTTGTGCAAAAGTATTCAGTTATAATATTGCTAGGAATTATAGAAATTCTTACAATATGTTTATTAGTAATGGTATCCTGTTCAATCACGAATCTCCGAGAAGAGGTTCTAATTTTGTAACAAGTAAAATTGTTAAGGGTGCTATTGCCATTGCCGCGGGAGAAGAAAAAGAACTTAGACTAGGAAATTTGGATGCTACAAGAGATTGGGGCCATGCAAAAGATTATGTTAAGGCAATGTGGATGATGTTGCAAGCAGAAAAACCAGAAGATTATGTTTGTGCAACAGGTATATCACATAGTGTTCGTGATGTGTGTGAGTATGTTTTCAGAAAACTTAATATGGACTACAAGGATTATGTTGTTTTGGATGAAAGATTTTTAAGACCAGAAGAACTAAAAGATTTAAAGGGCGATGCTACAAAACTTAGAACAGAATTAAATTGGCAACCAGAACATACATTTGAAACTCTTTTAGATGATATGATGGTAAGTGATGAAAATTATTATAAGGCATTTAAAGATGTTCATGTGCCTTATGATTCGGTAAGATAACTATGACTACAATGACTAAAGATTTTTTATGGGTCGAAAAATATAGACCTTCAACAATAAATGAATGTGTATTACCAAAAGACATTAAAGATACTTTCAACGGAATAGTTGAAAGTGGAGAAGTTCAAAATCTTCTTTTGTCTGGTGGTGCGGGATGTGGGAAAACCACAATCGCAAAAGCACTCTGCAACGAATTAGATATCGATTGGATTTTAATTAACTGTTCTGAGGATGGAAACATAGACACACTTCGGACTAAAATTCGTAACTTCGCTAGTAGTGTTTCAATTGCCGGCGGAAGTAAAGTAGTTATACTTGACGAATTTGATTATGCAAACGCACAAAGTATGCAACCCGCACTCCGCGGCTTTATTGAAGAATTTGCCAATAACTGTAGATTCATTCTTACTTGTAATTTTAAGAATAGAATTATTGAACCTTTACATTCTAGATGCACAAATATAGAATTTAGAATACCAAATACAGAAAAACCTAAAATGGCTGCTCAATTCTTAAAAAGAATTGAATATATTTTGGATGAAGAAGGTGTCGCGTATGAAGAAAGAGTACTAGCACAATTAGTAATGCGCCACTTTCCTGACTTCCGTAGAGTAATAAATGAATTACAAAGATATTCTGTAGCAGGTACAATAGATATTGGTATTCTATCCAAAGTGGGTAGTATTAAAATCGATGAATTGACTACTGCAATGAAGTCAAAAACATTTTCGGATGTTCGTAAATGGGTGGTAGAAAACTTAGATAATGACCAAACCAGAATATTCAGAAAGATTTATGATGGATTGTATAAAACATTAGAATCTCAAAGCATCCCAAGAGCAATTTTAATTTTAGCAGAATATCAATATAAGTCTGCATTTGTGGCAGACCAAGAAATTAATATGACTGCTTGTCTAACAGAACTTATGGTGGAGTGCGAATTTAAATGAGCAGATTAAAAGGTGGATATAAACCGATACCACCAGAAGTAACAATTAAAGAATCGCCTATTGATGGCTTGGGTCTTTTTTCAGTCGAATCTATTGAAGAAGGAATTATAGTGGGTCTGACACATAAAAGTGAATTTAATTTTGAAGATGGGTATATCAGAACACCATTGGGTGGATTTATAAACCATTCTGACCATCCGAATTGTAGATTAGTTCCCAGAGCAATTGACAACGGCCATGTTTTATATTTAGAAACATTAAGAACAATAGAATCGGGTGAAGAATTAACAACGAAATATTCAATAGGGAGGTATTAAGATGGCCAAAGGATTTAAACCCCATGGCGACTTTGTTGCGGTAGAATTTATAGGTAAAGGTGAACAAACAGAAACTGGATTATATGTTAAACCAAGAGAACATCCATTTTATTGTAAAGGTAGAGTAATTTCTATTGGTCCAGGAGAATTAAATCAACAAGGAAAAATATACCCTGCTGAATTTAAAGAAGGGGACTACATCATTTATGATAAAAGACAAGGTGTCGAAGGATATATGGGGCTTGCTTTAGTTAAAGTGCAATCTATAGTTGCGGTTATAGATAAAGACACAGACATATCATGAAACTTGGTGATTATCTAAAGGCAATAAATTATACCAAAGAATCTTTAATGGATTCAGAGGACTCATATATTGAAAAAGAATATTTGCCATTTATTGTAAACAGGTGTTTGTCTTTTTTTCCAGATACTATTATTCAAGCAAATGAAATGAACCTACATAACGACATAGACAAAAAGATGCAATTT